TTTTAGTTTTTTCTTTATATATTTAATAGAATAACTTATTGCTTGACTTTCAGGATATTTAGTTTTAATTTCATCGCTCAACCACATTCTATTTAATTCTAAATGTTCATATATGCCTGTACCCTTTACTATGTTTTTAGCAGATGCTGGGTTCATCATAAAACCATATTGTAAACTTCCTAAAAGTTTTTCTTTTTCAAAAACACCCAAATAAACATAAGTTGTTGCAAAACCAGCTACTTTTTTTGAATAATGATTTTCTATTATTATTTTATTTGATTTTTTTTTAACTATTTCCTTTACATAAAAATCATCAGTTCCAAAACCTATACACTCTGGCTCACCCCACAAAGAACTCTGATTGTTAAAAATATATTTTTTCATTATTTTTATTTTAATACATTATTACCTCCAATTGTAAAACCTAAGCCACTATTATAATCAAATCTTAATGGTTCACCTAACATTGTTGGTTTACCACCAGTTTCTTTATCCTTTATTTTATATACATGAACTTCTGTCATCATCCAAAGTTTGTCGTGTGATATTAATCTATGTAAACAAATAAAATTATCTACTCTATTTGGAAATACTTGCCCGCCTTCACAATCTGCTTTACGTGGTGGTTGTATATGTCCATTTAATTGATGGTCTGGTGGATAAACTCTTCTTGCTGCTTCTGTTTGTGGGTGCATTGCAATAAATACTGTTTTACCTGTTTTATTACAAAATTCTCTAACATCATTACATATTTGATAATTTCTTTCAAATTGTGATATTCTTCTATCATGGTTTATACCTGTATAAGGGTCAATAAAACATCCATCACATTCTTCAGCTTCAAATATCTTAAGTAGTTCTTTATGGTTGTAAAGTTTTCTATTATCAATAAATTTAAAATACTTACTAATTTCATCATGATAAAATAAATATTCATTTAAATCTTTAATTCTTTCACCAGTCCACATTTGAATTATATCTCTTTTAAGTTGTCCAGCATTGTTTTCTCCACTCCAGATGCACCATTTCTTACCATGTAATTTACTTAATGCAGTTAAGTACCATAATATAAAATTAGTTTTACCAACATTATCTAAGCCAAGAAACATATTTAGATTAGCATTTTTAAATAAAAAATAATCATCCAGAAGGCAACCAATACCAATACCTTTTTTAATTTTACCCTCTTTAAATGCTTTTAAATATGGTATGGTAGCTTTATCTTCTAATATCATTGGTTAAGAAGTTTTTGCACTTCATCATTTACTTTTAATAAATTATCATTTGCATATTTATCTTTTCTTTTCTTTTCTTTTCTTAATGCTTTAGCTCTGCTTAACCCACCCTTGCGACCATTTAAAACATTTCTATTATGTTCTTTTAATCTTTCTTGATGTTGCTCATCTAACCATTTTATGCTAATAGTTTCTTCTTCTATTTTAAACAACTCTGCATCTACTAATATACTCCATTGTTTAGGTATTAATGTTTTAATTTGTTTTCTTGTTACATTACATTCTTTACTCCAATAATAACAACAAACTTTTATAAATGCACCTTGTACATCTAAGTCCATAAATGATATTGAGCCAGTAATCCATTGATTAGGATAAAATTTAAAGTATGGTAATTCTTTCATAATTATATAGTTATTTTTTTAAAATGTTTTATATTAAAAATTGTTCTTGGTTTTTTGCCTTTTGTTTTAAAAACATCTTCACCTTGTTTATTTTGTTTTACTAAATAAAGTAAATTTTGATAATATATACATTTTTCTTCTAAATCATAAACTATAAAAACTGGTATAACATCAGTATCATTGTAAAATTCAATTCTTTTATCTATTTGCCATTGTGGTAATCCGTGTCCATCAAAAGGAGGTGATTTAAATATTTCTTGTGTTTTAATTTCTCCACAATGCCATTTATCATTCTCTTTAAACATTATATCAACTTGCATATAAGAAACACCAATTTTTTTAAAATAATCTCTAATTTTTTCTTCGCCTTCTAAACCTATTTTAATTTGCTCTATATTATCTTCAAACCAGCTCATATTCTTTTTTTAATTAATTCATAATAATTTTTTTCAATTTCAATACCAGTTGCAAACCTATTAGTTTGTTTACAAGCAAGTAAAGTACTACCACCACCAGCAAAAGGTTCTAATATGTTGTCATTTTCCTTACTACTTTTTTTAATTAAATACTGTAAAATATCTTGTGGTTTTTCTGTTGGATGTATGTTTTTACTTGGTTCAATTCTTTTATAATTTAAAACATCTCTGTCTCTTGTTCCGTTTAAATCTTTCCATTTTTTATTATATCCAAAATATATTACATCATAACTATTGCCATAAGTTTTTAAATCACCCATTCCAATAATTTGTCTATCCCATATCAAAACATTTTTAATATTTAAATATTTTTCTATAATTGGTTTTATTTCATTAATGTAATTTATGTTTCCGAATAAATAAAAATGTGCATCATCTTTTAGTAAAGGCACACTTAACTTTAAAACATCATTAAATAATTTTACTGTATCCTCAATTTTATCATTTTTAATTTTGTTTTTATTATTCCAACCACTTTTAAAGTCCATACCATAAGGAGGGTCGCTTAATAATAAATCAAAACTTTTTTCTTTCAAATCTTTTAAAACAATTCTACTATCTCCTAAAATTATTTTTTGATTTGTGTTATTATTTATTATAGGTTTTTCAAACTCTAACTTTTTTGTTTTAAAATTTTCTTTCTTTTCTTCTTTCTTTATTTCTTTATAAGCAGCATTAATACTTACTTCACCAGTTCTTAATTTTGCTTTTACTTCTTCTGGTGCTTTCTCTTGTATCTTTTTTACTTTTCTAACTGTTTCGTGAGAAACTTGTGCAACCTTTTCAAGTTCTTTATGTGTTCTTACTTCTTCCAAACTTTTGGAAGATGTTAAATCATTTCTTATGCCTTGTTTATTTTTGGCTTTTTCTTTAAAAACTTCTTCAAGTTCTAATGCTAAAACACTTCTTTGGTAATTACTTAAATTCCTTCTTCCAAATTGGTTTAGTATCATCCACTCTTTAACTGCTTCTTCACTACTAAAATTTTTACTTTCAGTTTCAAACTCTAAGTTCCATTGTTTTGCAATGTTGTATCTATTGTGTCCATCAATAATATAATTATTCCATAATATTATCTTTTCTCTAATACCTTCTTCTAAACAATTATCTTCAAGTTGTTTATACTCTTCTTTAGTTAGTGCTGGTATTAATTTTTTAAATTCTTCTTTAATTTCAATTTGTTTCATAATATGCTTTATTTTTTTGTTCGTATTTATAATATGCTAATAGCTCTTCTTCGTTAAGTGATTCTTCTGTATATAGTTTATCAAAAGCAAAGGACACGTTTTTAATGTCCTTCACTTCTTCTTTTGGTTGTATATAATCAATATACTTAAAATCTTTCTTTTGGATTTTAAATGCCTGTACCAATGATATATAAGTTATCTTATACTTCTTTGCTATCTCTGGCATCGTTAGTCCGTTCATCAACATATTTTGTATATCCTGTGACGTTAAACCCAATGCTTCTAAGACCTTTGATTGCTTCATTATATTTAAAAGGGTAAATCGTTTGAAGTATCACTTATAGCTTTTGTTTCTTCTTGTGGTTCAGGTCTCCAAGTATCTATGCTAATACTTACATCTTTACCATATTGGTTTGGCTCATCTTTTAAATTAATATTTAGTTTAATAAATTTGTTACCGTTATATTCTTGTATGTAATCAGCTAATTTAGTTGGATTAATAGTTACTTTTAACCATTTATCATTCATGATTTTACCACCACCACAATATATTGTTTTTTCTTTTTTATCCATTGTTATTTTTTTTAATTAAAATTTATAGGTTATTCCTACAGCTACAAAGAACCCTCCTGTAGCTATTGCAAATGTATTAGGGTTGTTATTAAACTTCTGCTTGTGCCATATCATATTAGTAGCACCAGCAGTCATTAAACTTAAACCACCTATTATTGCAAGTTTTTTCATATTTCTTCTATTTCTGTTTTAACTTCTATAATATCACTTGAGTAACCCTGTGGCTCTCCGTCCCATTCTTTAAATTTGTCTGTATAAT